GAGACCCTTTACACACAGAAGAAGGGACTAGATCTTCAATGGGAGCAGGAGCATCTTAAAGAGGGTAGATATACTCTTGATATGGTTAAGATTGACAGAAAAGTCAGAGAAGTAATTAGCCAAATCAAAATAGCAGAGGCAGAAAAAGCTAATGCACAAAATAAAATAGACGATGCTGCTCCTCAAGTTTCTGTAGCTACTTAGTAAAAAGCTACATCGTTGGAAAAATCCAATCCACATTACAGGCTCTCTTGCGCTCTATTGAAAAGTAGTATATAATTTTACCACTATACAATTATTAATGGATTATAGACGCGTATAGTCGACGGCCTAGAGACTATAATCTTTAAACTAGGAGGATATAATTATGGCAAGAACTAACTTTTCTGGACCAATTAACGTTGGACGGATTCAAACAAACACAGGATCAACTATTTCTGATAATGTAAGAAACGTTGCATTCGTAGAATGTCACGCGTCTTTTCCTGTAAACCACAGTAACTTTACTGTAACAACTGATGCTGATAGATTAGCTGTGACTGGTTCTAATGGAGCTAGTACGACTTCTGTTACATTAGTAGATTCAACTTTAAACGTACCTGGAATAACTTCTGATGGTGGTTTCGAAGCTGCATCTGTAATCACTTTAACATCCGCTGGTGATGATTCTGCAAGAACTGCAACAATTACTGGGACAGACGTTTTAGATAATGCACAGACAGAAGACGTAACAATGGCAAACGCTGGTGTTGCAACTTCAACTAAAACTTTTAAAACTGTAACTTCCATCGCAATCGATGGTTCAGGAACTGCAGGGACTTTATCAGTTGGTATAATTGAAACTGGATTAATTTCAGTGGTATGTAGATCATTATTTAATGAGTACCCACTTGGTCAGTCTTCAACAACAACTGATAAAAACTTAGCAAACAATATTGTGATTCCTAAATTTTCTAGAATCAATGATATCAGATTTGTAGTTAACGAAGCTTTCGATACAGCTGGTTTCGATATGCAAATTGGTGCTAACGTTGCACAAGCTTCAGGAGCTACTCTTAACAGTTTAGATCTTGACTACTTTGCGGGTGACTCTGATAATGATGTAAAAGCTATCGCTTCACATCACATTCCAACTGGAATGGACCAATCACTTGCTCAGATGAAAAATTGTTTAAATGTTTCAGATGACGACGCAGCTGGTTACGAGATGGACAAAGCTGTTGTTATTTCTGCTAAAACCGATGACGCTTTAACTGCTGGAGAAGGTGTGTTAAACGTTTACTGGACACAGCAAGTTAATAACACTAACTAATAAATAATTATTGTGGGGCTTAGGCCCCACATAAATTATAAGGAGAAACAAAATATGGCAACAACAGACGTAAAAGCAAGGTTTGCAACTGGAGGAACAGCAACAGGAGCAGCTGTTATAGCAGCTGAACAAGATCCAGCAGATGGAGCAAATTTAACTTTAGAAGCAGCTGCTGCAACTTTTGCACAAGGTGATGATGGTTCATGCACTGTTCAAAGAATTACTTTAACATCTGGTTCAGGTGATGATAATTCAGACGTAACTTATACAGTGACTGGAACTGATCATAATGGGGCTACTATAACTGAAGATATTACAGGACCAGCTGGTGGAGCTACAGTAACTTCAACTAAATTTTATAACACAGTTACACAAATAACTGGAAATGGAGCGGCTACAACAGATATTTCTGCAGGAGTAACTTCAGTTGGCATGCATGCTGTTTTCTTTTCAGGTAGAACCAGAGTAAGAGGAATGCACGGAGTTATATCATCCGCAGATAATTTTTTATTTAAAACTACTTCAAGCACGGGAACAACCATAATGACTATAGCTGCAGACTCAGGAGACTTAGATCCTTATATTCCTGACGATGGAGTTTTATTTACCGATGGATGTTTTCTTCCAATGGATCAAGGTGATATAACAGGTTTGACAGTATATTTAGACGGCTAGGAGGTTAAATGGCAAATACTACCTCGGGAACAACTACGTTTGATAAAACTTTTTCTATTGATGAAATAGTAGAAGATGCTTTTGAACGTATTGGTTTACAAAATGTAGCTGGTTATCAATTAAAATCAGCTAGAAGATCTTTAAATATATTGCTTCAAGAGTGGGGCAATAGAGGTATTCATTATTGGGAAATAGACGAAACTAATCTTGATCTAATAGAGGGGCAATCAGACTATGATTTTTTTAGGGCTAGTTCTGATGGAACCTCTGCCACAACAACTCCAGTAAATGGTGTTTACGGAATGTCCGATGTTCTTGAGGCACAGTTAAGATCCAATAGAACTCAAACAACACAATCAGATTCACCAATGACAAAAGTAGATAGATCTACTTACGCAGGTTTTTCAAACAAATTATCTAAAGGAACACCTAATCAATATTGGGTGGAAAGATTTATAGATAAAGTTAGAATACACATTTATCCAACACCTGATTCTACAAACGCATCTAAAGACATGCATTTTTATTTTATTAAAAGAATACAAGATGTGGGAGATTATACAAACGCAACAGATGTACCATTTAGATTTGTGCCTTGCATGGTGGCTGGTTTAGCATTTTATCTTGCACAAAAATATCAAATACAAGTAGTTCAACAAATGAAACTATACTATGAAGATGAATTACAAAGAGCTCTTGCAGAAGATGGTTCAGCTTCTAGCACATATATTACACCAAAAGCTTATTACCCAGGAGCATAATGGCAAAATATTCAACAGGTAAACATGCAAAAGCAATATCAGATAGGTCTGGTATGGAGTTTCCATATAGAGAAATGGTTAGAGAATGGAATGGATCTTTTGTACACGTTTCTGAATTTGAACCAAAACAACCACAACTAGAACCAAAACCAATATCTGCAGATGGTATTGCATTAAGAAATGTTAGAACAGATAGAACAGAACCGATTACAACTGTTAGAATACCTGAGAATGGTTTTGAAACTTATCAAGCAGGTTCAAGAATAATTAATGTATTTTCACCAGGTCATGGTTTAACAAGTGGAACAACATATAGATTTAGAGGCGCACCAACAACTTCACCTGGAACAGGAACGTTAACAAATCCAGTTTTTGCGTACGCAAATATTCCTAATTTTGATGGAATAACAGGAACTAATATAACAAAATCTGCAGGTTATGCCATTACGACTGGTTTATATAAAGATGATGCAGTTGTTACAACAGATTATGCAACAACAAATTATTTTCATTTTACAGTAGACACAGATACTGCTACAGTTGGAGGTAAAAAAGGAGGAGGTTACGGTTGTTCAGTAGGACCAGTGACAATAGAGGGATGATAAAAAAATTAAAAAATTATATTTGTAAATTATTAGGCATTAAACAGTGTGCTTGTCCAGAGGACATGGATCTAGAACCAGAAATACCAATTTATAAAGAACATTGTGATGACTGTCCAAAATATAAACATCGTTGTCCTAAGTGTAAGGAGGCAATAGCATAATGGCAGGATTAAGCGCATCAGGATTAAAAACACAAATTAAAAGTTATACTGAAACAGATTCTAATGTTTTAACAGATGCTGTTTTAGAAAATATAATTCTTAACGCTCAGTATAGAATATTTAGAGATGTCCCCATTGATGCAGATAGAAAACAACAAGATGGTAATTTAGTAACTGGTCAATCAACTATTAATGCTCCAGCAGGGGCAGTTTTTATAAGAGCCATACAAGTTTATGATTCAACATCAGCTGTAACTGGACCAAATGTTTTTTTAGAAAAAAAAGATGTTACTTACCTACAAGAATATATTTCATCAACAGAATCTGCAAAAAGAGGCCAGCCTAAGTATTATGCTATGTTTGGTGGTGCTACAGGTGAATCAGATACTACATCTGGTAGAATGATGTTTGCTCCTGTGCCAGACACAACCTACAAATTTAGAGTTCATTATAATGTAGCTCCTGCATTATTAGAGGGTGATAATACTAATTATATTAGTTTAAACTTTCCAAATGGTCTATTATATTGTTGTTTATCAGAGGCATATGGTTTTTTAAAAGGTCCAATGGATATGTTGACATTGTATGAAAATAAATATAAACAAGAAGTACAGAAGTTTGCTAATGAGCAAGTTGGTAGAAGACGAAGAGATGACTATACTGATGGCGCTGTTCGTATACCAGTTAACTCAGTAAACCCGTAGGAGAAAAATTATGGCAATAACATCCGCAGTTTGCACAAGTTTCAAAGTAGAACTTTTAAAAGGAGTTCACAATTTTACGGCTACAACTGGTAATACTTTCAAGATAGCTTTATATACAAGTTCAGCAACATTAGGAGCTGGTACAACAGCTTTTTCATCATCAAATGAAATTACAAATTCATCTGGAACAGCGTACACTTCAGGTGGGGCAACACTTACAAGTGTTACACCAACATCTGATAGCACTACAGCAGTTTGTGATTTTTCTGACGTAAGTTACACAGATGCATCTTTTACAGCAAATGGTGCATTAATATACAACGATTCTGCATCAGGTGATCCTGCATGTGTTGTTATTGCATTTGGTGGAGACAAAACTGTAACATCAGGAACTTTTACAATTCAATTTCCAACAGCGGACGCAACGAACGCGATCATACGGTTAGCCTAAAGGAGTAACGACATATGTCCGTTACTAGAACCTACACAGTAACGGTGGCCTCCACCGATTCTGGAAATAAATTTGTTATTGATGGTGTTCAACAGGATACACTATATTTAGCCGAAACTGGAACTTACGTATTTAATTATCCTTCGGGTCACCCATTTAGATTTTCTACAACATCAGATGGCACACATAATTCTGGAAGTGAATATACGACTGGTGTAACCGTAAATAGTACAACACAAGTTCAAATAACTGTCGCTGCTTCAACACCTACTTTATATTATTATTGTATATATCATTCAGGAATGGGTGGAACAATTTATACTCCTAGTGAAGACACCTGGGGAGCTTTAGGTTGGAGCACAAATTCTTGGGGAATTAGTTCTCTTACTGTTGGTTGGGGGGCTGATGCGTTTAATGATTCTGCCTCAACTTGGGGAGATGTGGGAGATGAAATAGTTTCACTAACAGCGCCAGATGCAATTTCTTCAAACGTTAGTGTTGGTTCTGCGTGGGGTGATGATACATGGGGCGAAGAACAAGGTTGGGGACAATTTGTTTTAAACCCTGCAGATGTAATGGGAGTTGCAGGTGTTTCTTCAACATCATCTGTGGGTTCTTTTTCATTTACAATTGACGCTACTGCTTCAGTTACTGGAGTTGTTTCAACATCAAGCGTTGGTTCTTTATCTCCTGCTGATGTTATGGGACTTACTGGAATTGCTTCAACATCAAGTGTTGGTTCTTTATCTCCTGCCGATGTAATAGGACTTACAGGTGTTTCTGCAACCTTCAATGTTGGTAGTATTACCATTGGATCAAGTCCTGTTGTAAATTTAACAGGTCAACAAGCAACCGTATCTGTTGGGTCAATAGATCCTTTAGCTATTGTTCAAGGTTTAACAGGTCAATCAATAACTTCAGCAGTCGGATCTGTTACTGTTGCTGATTTAGTTTTAGGTATATCGGGAGTAGAGGCAACTGCTTCTGTAGCTGCTTTTGGCACTGCTTCGGGCTTTGGAATTCAAGCATATCAATCTGTTGACACAGGTTTAAATTCTTCGTATACAGATGTTGCAACTGGATCAAATACAAGTTATAGTGACGCTGCATAGGAGATAAAATATGGCATCAACATATACGGGACTAGGAGTCGAACTTCAAGCAACTGGTGAAAATGCTGGAACATGGGGGACGAAAACTAATACAAACTTACAAATTTTAGAGCAAATAGCAGGTGGATTTACACAACAAGCAGTATCTGATTCTGGAGATACAACTCTTTCAGTATCTGATGGATCAACTGGTGCAACTCTTGCACACAGAATGATAGAATTTACTGGTTCGCTTACATCAGGCAGAAATGTAACTATACCAATCGATGTTCAAACTTTTTACTTTTTAAAAAATTCAACAAGTGGTTCACAAAACGTAACATTTAAATATGTTTCAGGATC